GTGAATGTAGTATTGGCGGCCGTATTGCCCCAATTCGTTGCGCCAGACTGATGACCGCCCCAGTAGATCCAGCGGGACTTGTTGAACAACACCGTTGGATAATAGGAGGTTGAACCGTCTTCTGTCTTGGCATCCGAGGCCTTTGAAAGGAAAGGATACTTTTCAAGAATGGTCCCTGGGACGCCCGTGACGGCGCCTGTACGGTCCAGGACGATCACATGGATTTCATCATTGGCACCCTTGAGATTCTTGACATAGGTCGATGTCTTGGGAGCAGAATCGAACTGAGCGGCATAATACCACTTCCGTTCAATCGTTCCACCCGTGGCCACGTTGTACTTGAAGGAAGATTCCAACGTGATGTTGGAAGAGGTCACGGTCGTGACATTGATATAGGGACCGACTTTTCCAAGTCTGACCACATCACCAGCGATCAAATTGGTACCGAGTGTTGAGGAGATACCGACGACCGTTTGACCTACTGCGATAATGGCCGTTGTCACCGCAAGACCTGCGGTCAAGTTCTGATAATACGCATTCGAGGATGGGCAGCTTGACACGGTCAACGCATTACCCAAGGCGCCCGGATAGCGAGCGACCCATTCACCAAAGGTGCCCTGACCAGCCGCATACGACTCAGAATAGAAGTCTTCATTCTTGATTTGGAGTGCTGCGAGATTGTTGGCCGTGGCATTGAAGGTATTGGCATTCGTGGCGCGTGAGACACGGAGGCTGTTACCATAGGCCAAGAAGTTGGCAGCAGGCCAGAAGGACGTAAAGGTATTCGAATCTGGCTTACCGAAACGGCTAACCAGGGTGACTTCTGAATCGATCAATACACGGATTCCGGTTGGACCCCACTGAAATTGTCCTGCATAGCCTCCATTGGTCGTGGATACGGCAGGAACGATGGTGGTCAAATCTATTTCTGATACATTAACGCCTGGGGAAACTTGAAATCCCATTGTGTGTCTCCTTTTATCTATCGATGAATGGCAAGAATCATTGTTTGTCTGGGCAAGCCTCAAACATACATGTATTTATGAATCTGTGTATTTGCGGTGTTATTTATATCTTTGATATGCTTGGGAGGTCACGTTGTTCCGGTTACCGTACATATCCGAGATTTCGGACCATAGGTCCCCATCTTCCAGGACCAAGGACGTATCCACAAGCCCATTATCAATGAAACCGAATGGTATCACATCTTCATCGATCAACATGCTCAATTCACCCTCTATTTCCTTCCGAATGTCGGTTCCAACACTTTCGCGGAAATGTTTCTGGGTCAGGAGCCATGCAAAGATCACCAAACACATGACCATATCGTCTTTATACCCTTCTTCGGCCGCATAGCTGGCTTTCTGTTGCACAAAGGTCGATAACTCGGATATGGTATGATAGTCCTGGATGAGCAACTTATCACGCTCGATGATTGTTTTCAGATTGGAGCATCCAATGCGCTTGAGGGAATCTGTGGTACGGACGCCGAGCTGGATCTTCTTTTTGAATCCGGCTGAAAGCTGTTGCCCAGGACCTGTCTTGTTTTGGAGTTCCAGTTTATAGATGTTGTCGTACTCCAAGTCAAAATGGAGCATATTGGCGATTTGTTGTCCATTGTCGTTGATTTCAATGAGGACAAACGCATTATGATATTGCTTCCCGGCATTGTAGATCAGATTCGGGAAGATGAGGGGATCAATCGTGGAGGAACGATACTTGGCCACGAGTTTATAGGGATAGGCGGTAATATCGATGATGGCCATGCCTGAGGCATCCAATCCCAGACCGCGGGAAGGATCAACCGAAATGACATAGTTGTGTCCCGGCAGAGGCAGTTCATAGACATCAAAGCCCTCTGAGGATTGAATTGGGGTCACCCAGGCTAATTCACGCAATTTTTTCCCTGAGATCAACGTGTTGGATGATCCAAGGAATTCACATTCCACTTCCTGTTGATACTTGACCGCACCCAGGGCATTGAGTTGTTCACGCGCCCAGGCGGCGTCTCTTCCAGGCATGGCATGATAGGCATAGTATAATGGTGTGAATCCATTCTGCCCCTGTTCAGCTTCGGTCCAGAAACGATAGTAGTGATTCATACCGTTGGGGGTCGAGGCAATCAGGATTTTCGTATCTTTACCAGAACTGATGGTCGGATAGATGGAGGTAAAGAATTCGTCGGCAATATTGTTTTGGACATGGGCAAATTCGTCGAGGAACACCAAGGAGAGAGAATATCCACGGATACCTGATGAACTCGTGGCGGCCGCGAGGACGCGAGAGCCATTTTCCAGTTCAATGCTTCCTTTGTTCCATTCGGTGATGCCTTGCTGAAGCCAGAGCGGAAGGTTCTCATAGGCCATCTTCAGACGAGACAGAATTTCGCGGGCCGTGGCCGCTTTGTTGGCCAGAATGGCGGTGACTTTGTTTTCATGGAAGAGAATATACCAGAGAAAGAACGCAGCCGTCGTAGTGGTTTTACCCATCTGTCGGGGCAGCTTGACAATGACGCGGCGTTCTTTGGTAAAGACCCGAATGATTTCTTTCTGGAAGTCAAAGAGATCAAAGTTGATGATGCCTCGATCCACATGGACGATCTTGACATACTTGGTAATGAAATACTCCGTATCCTGTGAGCATTTCTGCCATTCATCAAGCTGGTGTTGGGTATAGGGAATCTTGACGCCGGCACATTTGAGTCGTGGATTATTGAGATAGGTGACTGTGGCCATTGCTTTGTGCTTTCATTCGTGCGGCCAACTCTGCGGTCGAACCAAAGAAGACGGCTTGGTTGGCATGAATCGTCGTATTACCTTGAGGAATGGGCGGCTCACCTTTGATCAGATCCCGCTTGACTTTATGGGTACTCAAGAGATCGTGATTCATCTCTGAGAGGGTTTTGAGCATCGTGGCCACCACTTCAAAGGAACGTGGGTGTTGGTTCTCATTGGAGATATCAATGAGAGAGGAGAGGGCCCGTCCTCCTTTGTCCAGGAGTCCTTTAATGTTCTGTCGGACCAGGGCCGCGTCTTCAATGATATCCTCGTCAGTGGTCCGAACGGGTACAGGCGGCGCAGGGGCCGAGGGATCACTATAGATCACCACCTCAGATCCGTTTTCGGTATAGGAGGACATTGGCTCAACATCTAAGATGTCTGAGAGGGAATCGTCAATACTGCTCATCATATACCTCGCTAGGCGTAGGGGAATTCCTGGGTGGTAATTGTATACCCAAAATCACTATACTGGTTCGCAGACAATGGCTTCTGGACAATATGTGTATTGGCCACGCGAATAGCAGACTTCTCGACCGTATTCGCCTTATAGCGAGTACCAGACTGATCACCTTGAATGTATTGACCGATCTTGATCACCCCAGTGGCCCCGCGAATCGTTAAGGTATTGGCGTGATAGTAGACGACCGTACCATAGATGTCTGTGTTGGCGACCCGAACCACTTCTCCTTCTGTATATCCTAAGGTTCCTGTATTCGCAACAGACACCAATTGGACCTCACCTGGATCGGTCGTATAATAATTCACAAAGATGCCGCCTGTATTGGCCGTACGGCCATAAATTTGCGCCGCACTTGCTGTTGGGCCAAAGAAGTATCCCTTCAGGGTAAAGGCCAGATCCCAGGTGATAAGACGGGGCCCATTTTCAATGGGACCTTCATATTCAATACTCTGATTTACAGAATTGAGTGTGATAGGGATATCTTTGGTAATCCCCATATCAGGAGACAAGAGCGCAGAGATCGTAAAATCAGGGTGAAAGTAGGGGAGAATCTGTTCGATGATCTGGGCGCCGTCTTCGATATTGCGAACATAGAGACTCAGATTAAAATCAAAATTATAGGGAGTGGCCACATACTGGGATTGTGTGGTCGTACCACTGACCGGGGCAGTGCCACGATGACGTAGGGTGGCTTGTTGGGCCCGCGTTTCATCGTAGCTCATGCCGATCATTTCAAAGGACAGACGAGGGGTCGTGACCATCACCGATTTTGTCAACGTCGGATCTTGTGTAATGCGCTCATACCATTTTTCTTTGGGACCAAAGGCAATCGGTACCTTGGAACGGGTGACTTCATTCCCTAACGCATCACGCTTGACCAGATAGATATTGTTGAACAACGTAGCAAACAGTACCACGTACTTTCGCAAAGAATCGTTGAAAAATGGTTCACCAAACATAGAATCCTTTACGGTACGAGCATGGCAGGAT